ACCGTGAGGTGTTTCAAGAATTCTGTAGTTAAATCCTAAGGCATCTCTTTTCATATCTCCTAGGGAAACTGTCCATCCAGAGTTACCTGCAAATCCAGAAGAACCCGCCATCTTAGACCAGTAGCTTAATGCTCCTTGTCCACAGAAAGCACGTTTCATACCCGCTTCAGGAACGTATTGGAATACTTTTTCCATGTCGTCTACAAAATCATTGTAAGAATAACTTGCTTCAGTTATAGTAAAACGACTCTGATCGTCTCCACTACTTGCTCCGTGCTTTTCAATTGCTGGAATAATTCCCATTGTTGAACGAACCACGTTGCTATTAGCGTCAGATAGAGAATTGTCATCAAATCCACCGCTAGTGTTGATAGGAGAACGACCAAATAAGAACGCTCTTTCTTTTTGAATCTTGTGTTCTTGAGACTTCTGATCACGCAATCTTGCCAACTCAGATGATTCACCTCTTAAAGCAGATGCCAATAAAGTACCTGTTATTTGTAAAGGTGTTTTAAAGATCTGACATTGGTTGTAAACGACTGCAAGTTCGTCTGCCCAAGCGGTTCCAGCTACGGTACCTTCACCGTATGCACTACCTACGACAATTAAATAGTCACCAGATGCTGGAGTAAAAGCACCATCTCCCATGTTTTTAACACTAAAATTAGCACTACCTCCGCTATTTGATACCGCAGTAATTAAAACCACGCCTCTTTTGGTAGCTCCCGGTGTTAAGGCTGACCAAACTTCACACTCAAGTCCAATCCAACTGTTGTAAGCGTAATCACCGCCTTCGCCTTCCATTCCAACTGGTGAACCAGAGGTTACAGCCCAAGTATCAGCCGCATTATCTGCCGCTAACGCACTACTGGTAGAAGTTTGAAAATACTGCCTTGCCCAAGGATTACGATGTTCAAACATCTTAAACTGTGGATCAGCCATACCTGTTACGGTGTTTTTATTAGCAATAACTGTTGTAAATGGTGTTACATCAGTCCAAAGCTCTTTTACTACATTAGGACGAATGTAAAAATCTCGTCTGTCTGTATACAATACCCCACTTGATGTGAGATTTTTGGCGTTACTAGCCATTGTTGTTACCCTCCTAGACCCCCCTCAGGGTCGTTTGATTAAACCGTTCTTTTATTTTGCATTAAAGCCAAATTGAACAAATCTTCATCTGTGTACTGCGGTTGATTTTCTCCACCTCCAACACTTGCTGGTGGGGGAACGGCAACCCGTTGTTGACGATTCTTCATCATTTCAGCTTTTTGCCTTGTCTCCACTTCTGCGGTACTTGGAGCATTCCGTATTCGGTCTAAAGCAACTAAATTGTCTAGAGAGATACTATCGGGAGAAGAATAATACTTCATAAATTCCGTAGCTTTTTCGGGTGTATACCCATACTGCTCTGTTAAATTGCGAACCATTGCTTGTTGTTCTTGTTTTTGCATGGCTTCTTGTTGTTGCTTCTGTTGTATCTCGTATTGTTTTGCATTTTGTTGTTCTTGATAGTTCAACTTCTGCTCTTGGTAGTTCACCAAATCCTCTCGATATGTGTCTAGAGAATCACGATATTTGAAACTAACCGATTCCGGATCCATGTACGCTTCAGATGGATCATAATTGCTTGGCTTATTTGGACGTTGGGGTTTCTTTGGTAATCCTTGCGATTCGGGTTGACCGGCAACCACAGGGGTATCACCAGAGAGTGATTTTGCAACATTGTCTAAAACCCAAGGATTGTCTTTAATGTGCCTTGCAATAGGCTCGACATTTTCTAATTCCTTGATACGTTGTTCCATTGAGTTGAACTCACTCGCCTTCTGATCGTATTTACTTTGCCAATATTCGTAACGCTCCTCTTGAGGTTTCTCAACAGGGGCTACAGGAGGTGTTTCCACTTCCTTAGGTTCGTCCATATACATACCTGTTTTTGTATCTAAACTGGCATCAAATGGCTCTAGTCCGTCAGTTTGATCTACCGAGACATTATTTGAATTATCTTCAGCAATAATGTCTTGAACTTGTTCTTCCATATTATCTCCTTCCAATTTGTCTAAGTGACAGCAACTGGTGTTTGAGGTTCTGCTTCCGTTTCCCGTTCCATTTTCAGTTGATCGCTTAATCGAGCTTCAAACAATTCAACGGCTTTTGCCGTTTTATCGTTAGCTCTTCCCAACTGACGTTTAAATTTTTCAATCTCAACACGTTTTTTATCGTGAACACTTTCTCTTTCCGAGGTTTGTAAGTCACCTTGTACACGTTTGAGTTCTTCTTGTAATTGTTGTATCGTTTGTTGCTGTTGAGCAATAATAGCGGTTCTTTCTAAGACGCCTTCTGTGTCTGCAACTTCTGTTTGTTCTAAGATTTCAACTTGATCTATGATTCCAGCTTGATAGAGTTGCATATAGTATTCAAATCTTGCCCAACGATTTGATGGTAGCGTGGAACCGCTTACGACAATAAGATCGTATTTACCAATAGTAACATCGTTAATCCGTCCTACGATCTCTCCAGTAAAATCATCGTATACTGGGCGATTTAACATAGCTTCACTTGTCCTACCATCGGGTTTCATAAGGCGAATCACCTTTTCATCTGTGTAGGTTTGCTGAATGAGTTGAACCACAGATCGAGCCACTTGATTCAACATTTCGTCAATATCGTCTAGCTTAGATTTAATACGACGTTGGGCATATTCATCAACTGCAACCGTACCTTTGTATGTAGAAGGAGCAGCACTAGGATCTCCTTGAGATAAAGGATGAATCCCTAATATTTGATAGATACTGCCTTTAGCATCTTCTTTATTTTTATACAATTCATTGGGTAAAGGAATCGGACCCGCTACAATCGGTTGACCTAATTCTGGATCGTATTCAATGACTCCTGTTCCCGCTCTGCTCCATTCAGATTCCAATTGTTTGCGATCCATTGATCCTCTTGGAATTAATAATTTTGTATTGGTAGAACTTGAAGCGTGAGCAATAATTAAAGAGGTTAGTTTATTGATGTATTCTTGAATTGGCTTAACAAATCGAACATCACTCATGGGATAAGGATTTCTGTTGTGACGATTCATTAAAGGCACAATGGGATAATCTTCAATGTCCATAATGCTTTGATCGATTAAGACACCTCCTACTGACATTATTCTCATAATGCGATCTACAATAACTCGATTCATTACCACTACTTCTTGCTCAACCATTTCTAGTTTAGTGACCACATTAATCCGTGTTGTGGTATTTGGAATTGCGTTATCCCCTTCTTCACCGGGCATCATTGTAGGTTGACCCGTTTGAGGATCTTGAATCATGTGGTAAACTCCACCTGTGGCTTCAGCTACTTGCAACAATTCTCGTACAGCCTTGTCTTCAGTTACAGGCTGAATACCTTGTGCCGTTTCCATGATAATAGCGGGTTCTTGCTGATACGCATCAAACCCTTCTTCATTCATAATATTTTCTTCACCCGTAAGTGTGTCGAGCAAATGAAAGTAGTTTAATTTTACTTTTTCATATCGATCTATAATCTCATAATGACGGTAGTATCCATCATCGTCTTCTGTCGGTCCAATTTGCTGATCTTCGGATCCATCTCTCATGGTAGTTGGATACCGATTGTTGCTACTTGCCGTTTGCATATTGTCTATCTGATCAACAATCATAGGATAGGCAACTTTGATCTGCTCACCTGTGATTCGTTTTGCAATAATCATACACGCTGAATCACGTCCAAAGGTGTCTTTTGAATTAGGATCAAGGTATAAATCAAGAGGATCTACGCTTTTAATTCGAATCTCCCCTCTGCCGAAATCTGCCATTCCATCTACATAAGTTTGCATCACCCCCATGCCTTTTACGTAGTAATCGTCTACCACTTGCTTTAATTCGACATTTCCGTTTGAGTTATCCCATATATACGCCATTATATCGGAAAAAAGTTTTCCCACTTTATTGTCAGAATCGTCTCGACCCGCTGATTGAAATTTTGGTTTGTTTGCCGTAAGTAAGGCTTTAGCTTGTTCTACGGCTGGATATATGATGTTATCCACGATAGGAACCTGTGAACGTTCCGCTAATACATTTTTGTGTTCACGTTTCCATTGTTGATTATTACGAAACTCATCGTCTTCCATTGCTTGGGTTGCCCACGTAGCTCTGGCTTCATGATAGTTATCTAATAAACGTTCTGACTTGGTAACTTCGGGGTGCTTTTCGGTTGCCATTAACTCTTTCGTTAAATTCGGTGGCAATATTATTCAGAGGACGACCCGATCCTCAACAGCCAGTTCTGTTAACCCCCTTGTTAACCCCCTAGAAACGGCATGAGAGCGACTTACTTACTTTTTTTAATATATGTTAACCCCTTTGTTAAGCCAACTGCCAATCGCTAAATATTGTTCGTTTTTTCTTAGTCAATAAAGGTACATCGTCTACGGTATGATAGGGAGCAAACGATCCTTTGTTTGCATAATACAACCCATCTAGTATGTCATCGTGTTTTCCTCTTGGAAATAAGAGCAGTTCATCCATAAGGTCTTGTTGATCTTGATGAATGTACATTTGACGCTTGGCAAAAATCGGTTGTAAGGACTCCAATCGGTTGGATTTAGAGTTGCGGGGGTTTTCTTTTATATTGAGACCTGGAATAAATAAGTTTTCTTCCCGAGATCGTTTTAGGACGTACTCTCTTAACATTTCTTGATACCCTACAGACTCAATACGAGTCTTTTCTGAATGATAACGTCTAAAATTATCTACAATGGCTTCGGCTAAATCCAAAGGTTTGGCGTGTTTTCTGTAATAGGGCAACGAATATCTATTTTCTTCATCATCTACGGCAAGATTGTAAATAACGGAATAATCTGCCCCTCTTTTAACACTTGAAGCTGGATCCACGCCTGTAAATACGTTTATAGGTACTATTTTATCACATGGAACCCCATCTAAAGAGGTTAGTTTTAAATAATTTTTATTATTTTTACGGTAGAAGTCGCCTTCAAAGAACCTAAAGTCTTCTGCTTTAAACAGCTGATCTTCATCTCCCACAATCTCACAAGCGTACTCCCTGTAAAACACCGATAAGCGATTAATGGACTCCAATTCTTTCTTTTTTTCTAATAATTTTTTAATGCTCCACCAATTTTCCCATAAAGCGATGTTTTTTTCAAAATCGGGTTTAAAAGTCATATTATCCCATCCATGCATCCCTTTTAAGGTTTCCACCAGACACCGTTGATGTTGAGGGGTTCCAATAATAACAATACGCCCTTTTCGTGGATCTACGGATGGAACCGCACTTTGCAGTAACCAACGTAAATTGGTTTCCATAGCTTCAGCTGTCTTGGTGTTGTTTTCATCTTCAGGATCGTCAACAACAATTAAGGTAGGACGTTGATTCCCTACTTTAATACCACGTAACTGCTGACCTGTACCTTTGCAAATAACCACCGATCCATCTTTTAGCTCTATTTCTGACTTAGACCACGATTTAGCACTATGAGATCCCCAATACCCAAAGATAGATCTAAACTGATCTGAGAAATCCATCGTATCTTTTAACAATCCAAGCAGTTTTACCGCATGATCTTGAGTTCTAGACACCAACACAATTAATTTTTTTCCTTCCCCAAACATCAAATGGTGTAAGGGAAAGACTCCCGCCACAATGGAAGATTTTGCATGACCCCTAGGAGCCACAATGTTCATCTGTTTTATATCGGGGTTCAGTAGTTTTTCAGCAATGGTATAGTGAAACTTAGGAGATTCTACTGCAAACATATTGGGCATACACACTTTTCCAAACAACATCATATCGTGTTTTAACTTTTGCAGTATAACGGTCTTATCTTCCTCCTTTCTAGGCATCAATAATCCATTCCTAAAGACAGTTCCATTTCTCCATCTTCAATCTGCAATCCCATATCCCCCGCCACATCTTCCAATACTTGCATAAACAACATCAGTTTTTCTCGGTCTTCAGATTGTATAATTACAATTTTTTTATGCTTTTGAGGTTTCTTCATAAGGAATCTCCTTTTTCTGAGAAAGCGTTAAACTCTTTTTTTCTTCTTTAGCAATTTTATCCAATATGGTGCTAGTCATATCAATCTGTACGGCATCGGTTTGCATGGTCTTTTTAGGCAACATATCCATAATCCGTATAAACTGTTCAGCTCCTCTAAGTATATTAGAAGGATCTTCCTTTTCTTTGGCTATTTTAATGGCATCCAATAACATATCTAGCACATCACCT